GTTTTGTAGTCATTTAGACCGCCTCCGTTCCGTTTTGCCCAACCGCGCGTGCTTCAACAATCTCGCCTGCCCCCGCGGATTCATTCGCAATGGCAAACTTACCCTCTCCTTCCTCGGCCTGCTTGAACGTTCCAAGCCCATCGGCAGTGAGTTCGTCACCAGCATCAATCGCTTCCGAGACTTCAATACGGACTTCGTTCTGGCCGTCACCTGCGATGACTGGGACTTCTTCGCCTTCGGCCACGTCGTAGGCTGCTACGCCAAACAGAGGCCCGCCGTCTTCCGCGCTCGATACTTCATAATTACCCGTGATTTCAACGGGTTCACCTGCTGTGAGTGCCTCGCCTGCGGCATATCCCGGTAGGGTTTCACCACTGACAAGCACCTCAATCTCAAAGGTATGCTCACCTTGTTCAATGCTCATGTACAGATTACTCTAAACAGGCATTGACTAAAAAGAAGGGCCTACAATGCGTGTCTGAAGGGCCTATTACCGACTCATCGAACCGGTTGCTGAGTTATAGGATATGCCCTCATCGGCACTTGACCAATCAAAGTCCGAATCTGCATCTTGCGCGTCAGTCAGTGTCTTTGACTCCTTACCCACATTCTCAAGTTCTTCAACACGCTGTTCAAGTTCTTCTTTTGCCTCTTGGAGTGTTTTGACTGTCTCAATGTCTGCCAACTTGTTTCCGGTTGCATCTTCAAGTTCGGCGTCCACGTCCTCGGCAGTCATGGCCTGACTAAGCGCGTCTTCAACATCCTCAAGACGGCTTGAAAGATTCGACACAGTATCACGGAGCGCGTCCATGTCATCGTTTGGTTCGTCCTCCATTTCCGTGTCTTCGTCGTCCTCTTCGTCGTCTTCGTGCTCGCCCTTCTCTTTGCCGTCGTAGTCGTCTTTTTCCTTGTCGTCGTATTCCAGTTCGGTGTCGTCGCTCTCGGCAAGAACGTCCATGATGTCGTCATGCAATCGACTTGCAAAGTCCATCATTTCCTCGTCGTCCATATCTCCGATTACGTCGCCAAGGCCGTATTGATCAAGCGCGTTACGAACATCTGCCGCGTCTGCTTCGAGTTGTTTGCCGTCACTCATACTATCTGATTCAAGCGTTAGTGCCTTAGCGTCTTTGCTACCATCGGCCATAGCGATCGGTCTGCGTGCCGCTTCACGGGCAAAATTCACAGATTTTGAAGCGGGGTCCATGACCATAGCAACCCCTGTGAGTCGGCCACCGTCCACCCGTGGCATATCACGCTGTGGGTCATGTGACTGCTGCAATCCCTCACCCGGTATCTCGACAGATGGGCCACCAAAGCCAACCGCGCCTTTGTTCTCAAGCGTGCTTTGGAGGTTTTCATCTGCGAACTGCCCCGCGCCTTTGGACGTGTCGAAGACAACATCCCCAAACAGATTCCCGTCGTCGTCAGTGTCCAACGTTTCAGGGTCAACATACCCGGCCACAGACGCCTCGTGAGCCTCGAAGGTGTCCATGTCCAAGTCATGCATGATGTTGACTGGTGGACCGTTATGTTCGCTCTCGTTGTAGTGTGCCTCAAGGTTGGCAATGCCTTCGGGTGGGTAGTATGTCGCCATTTGACTACCCGCGTCTGACCACACACCGGGTGACAGAAACTTGAGATTCTTGAACCGAACTGTTTCGTCGTCTTCCTCAATCCGTTCGATCGGTTCCGTATCCAACGACTTGAGGGTAAGATACTGTTGCGCTTTTGCCATTAGTTATCACGCTCCGATCGACGGAGGAAAATAGCCGCTCGGCGTTCATCCCCACGGCGTGCCGCCTTACGTGCTTTTTCCAGTAGTGGGTCGGACTCGCCAGTGTCGTAGTCTGCAAGCACGTCGAGAATCTTGTCTGCGGTTGCTTCACCCACGCCGTCAATATCAACAAGCGCGTCTTTCAAGTCGGTCATACAGCAATAGTGAATGTGTAGAACCTAAGCGTTTGGCCTATAACTGTTCCCAATTCGGTGGTGCACGTACAAAGGTCGATCTCTCATTAATATGCACAACCCAAGATTCAGGGCGCGCCATATTCGTGCTCATTTCGTCGTCATGTGTCCATGCTTCGTTTAGCATCCCACGCAGTTCTTCCATCGGTCTTGGCGTGCCACCTTCAAACGGATTCGTCTGTGTTATAAGCCACTCACACGCTTCGGTTTGTCGTTCGTCGCCCGGACTTGCGCCCGTCCAGTAGAATAGTGCATCATCTTCCCCACGTTCTTCGTAGCCGTCCTCTCGCGCGGTGTTGAGCACGGCACTTGTTTCAGTTCTTGCGATACGCTCGGCACGTCCACGGTCAATATCGCCAAAGTTCATTACAGCGTCAGTCACGCTATCCAGCGTGAAGTTATCCGTGCCGACTGCATCCGCGAAGGTCTGCCGAAAGTCCATCAACTCGCTTGATGGGATATCCTCAAAGTCACTGAACAAAGCGCCACCCATAATTGCCTCACGGATACGCTCTAAGACAAACTCCGGTGTGCCGCTTGCCGAAAAGTCTACGAGTGCTCGGTTTGGGTCGCTATCAGGGTTGGTGATTCCCTTGTGCATTTCAAGCAGTGGTTGGTCCCACTCCGGCGCATGCGCTAACTCTTGGTCGGTGACGCCCTCACCGAGACACCGAAAATCTACACCACCCTCCGATAGTTCTCTGTCACTAAACAACCCGCCGAATGGCTCATCGTTGACACCCGCTTCATCCCGCTCAATGTCTGCTGGGCTGCGATATGAGTCGGCTACTTCGTCATCCTCTGGTTCCGGTAAGTCAAGTTTTCTCCTTGCTTCGGCGTTTGTCATGTAGTCGCCAATCTTGCCTAAGAGGTCTGCAACCTCGCCGATGTCTTCCAGTGGGTCGCCAATGTCAAGCGTGATTGTTTCGGTGTGGTCGAACGGCGAGTAGTCCCGAATGACCGGACGCATGATCCGTTCAACAAATTGCACACCAAACGATCGTTGATTCGCCTTAATAGCTAACTTGAGCAACGCGAAACGCAATTCCGCAGGCTTTCCAGACCCAAGTCCGTCGGCCCCAACATTCCCAACTTCAAGCGGTAGTCCAAGCGCAGTGGTTAGGTTCCGCATATCCATTTCGTGAATGGCGCTGTAGTCAAAGTTGTGTGCTTCCAAGGTTTCCACGTCAACGTCTTTCCCCGTGAAGTACGCTGTATTCGCGTCCGATGTGCGTGGGTCGAAGATTGTTCGCACACGCCGCAGGTCGTTGTCACGAACCGGCGCGCCCTCTTCCCGCCCGACTTTGATGTGTCGCTGTGGGAATCCGTGCAATTCGATCGCTTGGTTAATTGCGCGTTCGTTCTGCTTGAACGCTTGAATCTCATCTTTGTTTCGGAGGACTTCGCTAATCCCCGTTTGGTCGCGCGCACTTGCCTTGTTAATCACGATGTGCCACAGCTCTTCACTGTCTAATGTCTGATTAACATACCCACCACTCGGTGCGCGTGTCTGTTGCTGATACGCCACAACCTCGCCCTTGTCGTTCGTAATCGGTATGATAGTCCACGGTTCGGCAGGTAAGGCACGCTTAAACCCACCCGTGACTGTCTCTTGAATCTCACCAACCGCGCATGGATACCAGAGTGCATCCGCGCCGAGGTCAATCACAGTAAGGTCAAGTTTCGGGAACGCTTCGGTTTCAAGCCATTCCGAAAGTGTCATCGGTTCGCCGTCAATGACTTGCGTGGTTTCTTCGTCATTTTCAACATGGATTTCCGCGCCCTCACCGAAGTTAAGGAGTGCTTTATAATCCATCAACTGAGCGATTTGCCCGCCCGAATCTCTGATATCTTTGATATCTCGGAGGTCATCAAACGTGATTTCTTGGCCCCCAAAGTGATAGCGGTTCGACCCACCCATACTATCCACGTTAGTTTGTGGCTCCGATTGCAGCGACTTACGCTTTTGTCGGACGTACTCTGTGGCAAGGCCTGAGAGATTGCGAAAAAACCCGCTGTCGTCATCTGTCATACTACACTGTAAAAATGCTAAGGCCTAAAGGATGGGCCTATTCACGCAGTTCACTGCATTTCCCTCACGTCTACTGGATTCTCACATTTGATGT